TGCTACACTACTTGCGCTTAGGATGATGGCAGTGCTTAAAGACTGGGACCCGGCAATTTATAATACCTTCAATCAAGTAGATCAAATTGAAGATTACGAACCGCCCATGCCTATCTTTATTAGTAGTAGTTATTGATAAATACTTACATGTTAGATTTAGATAAAATAAGTGAAGAGTTGTTTAATAAGATACGCGGACGTTTCAGTGAAGTAACTATCGGCGACCAAGAAGGAACTGTAACTAATGTTCCTAAGGATGCTAGGTATTTTGACTTTAAATACGATGAAGATAGTAATGTTAGCGTCAGCATAAGCGAAAAAGACGGGGTTACTGTTATGTACAGTAACGAACTGTTTAATAAAGAACAAAGTATTCAAAAAAGTAATTGGTATAGTTTCTTAAAAGAACTTAGGAGTTTTGCTAGGAAAAGACTTTTAAACTTTGACGTTAGGGATATCACAAAGTCAAATTTAAACAAAAGAGATTATAAATACCTAGCAACAAATTCCGGAGACGACAACATGACAGAATCAAAATTATACGGAACTGGTAAAGTAAGTTACCAAAACGTAGACAGCGCAAGAATAGTTATTAAGCACACTGAAAGTGTTAACCAAGAACGTGCAGGCGGACGCACACAAAAAATTGGAACTATTCATATTGAAAGTGTAGAAGGCGAACGCTTTAAGTATCCGTTCAAACATTTGAATGGTGCAAGAGCAATGGCACGACACGTAGCAGAAGGCGGTAATGCGTATGATGACTTTGGCAAACACATTGTTGGTATGTCAGAAGAGCTTAGTAAGCTAAAGAAATTTAAGAATCATATGTCAAGAAACGGTGTCATGGCCGAAGGTCTTGCAGAATACAGTGACGTAGTAAATGATCGTATTGACGCAGTAAAACGTACAGTAGAAACACTGCAACGTAAAAATGTATACGCAGAAGCAGTTGCAAATTTTGAATCAACTATACTTGAAGACGTTCCGGATGATGTTTCAAGTAACTGGATTGACCAACTTACTATTCGACAGTTTAACGAAGAACTATCAGATGTATTTCCGTATATCTATAAGCTAGTAAGCGAGCATACTAAAGCATTGTCACTTGGACCTCAAGAGTTATTGGGCGAAGCAGTTGGTCAACAGATTTTCTTAGACTTTAGCAAAGAGTTAATAGACGTACAACGTACAGACGATACTGAAGTGTTTACTGCAAAACTTGACGGATTAGGTTATAGAGGCGACTCAGAAGAAGAAATTGATCTTGAAGGCATACCTGTTAAAGTTACAATAGACGCATTTGGATATGTCCAAGAAGGCGAATTTAAAATTGTTAGTGTTGTTGGCGATGATGGCACACAGTATGTACTAGACCAAACTGACACTTGGGATATAGATGCGTTGACTGATGCTTTCAGTGACGCATTAGCAACTGAGTCAGCAGAAGAAATTGGAATTGATGCACACTTTGACGGCATGATGGGACAGTTTGGCGAAGAAACAGCAGAAGAAACAATGGTATGTAAAGACTGTGGTGATGAAATGCACAAGCCCACATCAGATTGCAAACACGATTGTGATGATGAAAGCGGTAGCTGGTGGATGCCAAAATCCGAATCAAGCTACAATGAAGAAGAAGTTAGCGAAGCATACATTAACACAAGTAAAGATGCTATTGATGTACTAGGTGCATTACGTGGCAAAGGTAAAAAGATTGAACGTGGACAAGACGATGATCAAGGCAACTTAGCAAACGCATATGCAAACGATGTATGGGATGTATATAGTTTCATTGAAGCAAGAACAAAAGGCTTTAAAGGATTAGATAAATCTGCTATGGCATCTATTGAAGCAATGATGAAACTACGTGGCGAAGCTAAGAAATTAGAGCGTGATGCAGATTCGGGTAAGAACGGCAAGTTTGGTAATCAAATTGTAAACACGTTGTACCCTGTAATAGAGTACTTATACACAACTGACTTTGACAGAAATGCCAAAGAAGATGAAGCAGAATGTGACGATGATCCAGCAATGGGCAAAGAAGGCGCACCTGCACCTAAAGAGCAAAAGACTCCATTAGGTGAGTTTATTGTTAGTTACTACGACAGAGAAGCAGGCGAATTTCCAAAAGGCGAAACAGCAATACTTACTATGATCGAAAAGGACTATGGCGAACAGTATATTACTCCTGCTAAAGAGTTTATTGGGAAGTTGCAAGCAACTGTAGAACAACATCAAATGCAAAGACAACCACAGCAAATGGAAACTGAAGGGTCAGGCATGGAAGCAGATGAAGTTCAATCTATTCTTGCCAAGCATCCTAAAGCGGCAGCGGCACTAAAACAAGGTGCTGATATTATGGACCACGACGACTTATACGATGATTTATATGCATACTTTGCCGATTCGGGTGATATGCCATATGGTACACAAAAAGCTAGAGATGGCGACCCGTACGAATGGGTACACGATAAGCTAGATTCTCTAGGATTACTTGGCGAAGAATCACAAAATATGGATAGAATTCGTGAGTTAGCAGGACTACGCTAATCCACTTATAAGTTTTATTTCTTTTTCTTTAAAAAAGACTTGACATTGTTCAGTATCTGTTATATAATAATAACTGTGCTGTAACATTAAAGGCACTGTAGCAATGTAGCTACACACTAGAACAAACATAGGCACTATTAGGAGGCATTAACTATGGCATCATTAGCAGAAATACGAGCTAAACTTAAAGAACAAGAAGTTAAAACTGGAGGCGGACAACGCACTGGCGGAGACAATGCAATTTATCCTTTTTGGAATATTGCAGAAGGTCAAAGCGCAACTATCCGATTCCTTCCAGATCGAGACGAATCCAACACATTTTTCTGGACAGAGAGACTTATGATTAAGTTACCTTTCTCTGGAATTAAGGGCGAGCCTAACAGCAAGCCTGTACAAGTACAAGTACCTTGTATGGAAATGTATGGCGATTCATGTAACATCCTAAGCGAAGTACGTGGTTGGTTTAAAGACGCAAGTCTTGAAGACATGGGCCGTAAGTACTGGAAGAAGCGTTCATACGTATTCCAAGGCTTCGTAACAGATAATCCGTTACAAGAAGACTCTACACCAGAGAATCCAATCAGACGCTTTATTATTGGACCACAAATCTTTCAAATCATTAAACAGGCTCTTATGGATCCTGATATGGAAGAGTTGCCAACAGACTACACAGGTGGTGTAGACTTCCGTCTTAACAAAACTAGTAAAGGTGGTTATGCAGATTACAGCACATCAAATTGGGCACGTCGAGATCGTCCATTAGGTGATGCAGAAATGCAAGGTATTGATACACACGGGTTATATAACCTAGGTGACTTCCTTCCAAAGAAGCCAGACGCAATTGCAGTAAAGATTATGCAAGAAATGTTTGAAGCATCAGTTGACAATCAACCATATGATGCAGATCGTTGGTCACAATACTTCCGTCCAGCAGGTATGCAGTCACGTACAGGCGATCCAAATATCGCAAGTGCAGGCGGCACAGCAACTTCGAGAACTGCGGATGCACCAGTTGCAACTCCAGTAGTAGAAGCAGTAGCGGCACCTTTTGCGGCAGACGTAGCAACAGCTGAAGCATCTTTTGCGGCACCAGTTGCAGAAGCGGCACCAGCGGCAGCGGCACCAAGCGGCGATGCAAGTGATATACTTGCAATGATTCGCGCCAGACAAGCCTAAAATTAGGTACACCATGTAGGGGAGAAATCCCCTACACTACTTTGACTTTTTAGGAGAAAACATGGCTAAGTCATTCGACGTAAGCAAGTTCCGTAAGGACTTGACTAAAAGTATCTCAGGCATGAGTACAGGATTTAACGATCCTACTGATTGGATCAGTACAGGATCATATGCACTAAACTATCTTATCTCAGGAGACTTTCATAAAGGTGTTCCACTAGGTAAGGTTACTGTGTTTGCAGGTGAATCAGGAGCAGGTAAGAGTTATTTCTGCGCTGGCAACATTGTAAAACACGCACAGGATCAAGACATCTTTGTAGTACTAATTGACACAGAGAATGCACTTGACGAGAGCTGGTTGCAGGCATTGCAAGTAGACACAAGCCCAGAAAAGTTACTCAAACTCAATATGAGTATGATCGACGATGTGGCAAAAACTATCTCAACATTTGTTAACGACTATCGTGCAATGGACGAAGAAGACCGTCCTAAGGTATTGTTTGTAGTTGACTCATTGGGTATGTTACTAACACCTACTGATGTTGATCAGTTTAACAAGGGTGATATGAAAGGTGATATGGGTCGTAAGCCTAAAGCACTAACTTCATTGGTCCGTAATACTGTTAACATGATTGGCTCACTTAACGTAGGCTTAGTATGTACTAACCACACTTATGCATCGCAGGA